GGCGGCAAAATTAAAAAGTATGCTGACGGCCGTAAGGTCAGTGACCCCAATGCCGTCGCAGCTAAAGCCAGCATGGAGTTGGAAGACGCGTTGAGCCCGATTAGCATGGCGCGTGAACTTGCTCGAAAAACAAAAAATTATGTGAATCCACCGTTGCCCGCTGGTTATGGTAACCTTGGCATGCCCGGTCAACTGCCAGTTAACCCAAGTATGAATCAGTATCAAATGCAGGCGCCTCAAAACCCCGGCATGCAACCCCCCATGCAGCAAGGTATGCCCCAGCAAAACCCCATGGCTGGCCGCATCCCCGGCATGAACTAATAAGGAAATATATGCCCTCAAAATCACAAGCCCAAGAACGTTTGATGGCCGCCGCGGCGCATAGCCCTGAATTCGCTAAGAAAGTCAAGGTTCCTCCCCGCGTGGCTAAAGAATTTAACAAGGCTGATAAGGGGGTTAACCTTAAATCGTTGCCCAAGAAAGTAACTGGCAGAGGACGTTAAGCCATGGCTTATTCAAATACAACTGGAAAAACAACGATCAACGTTGACCAGTTAATTTCCTATGCTTTCCGCGATGCGGGCAAAACTGCAGAAGAAATGACGCCTGAGTTGGTCAATGCGGCCAAGCAGGCGTTGTTTTACAACCTGCAAAATTTATCTAACCGAGGTGTTAACCTTTGGTTATTGGAAAACCAGTTGTACGGCGCCTTAACGCAGCAACAACAATTGGTTTTGCCTAAGACTACAATTGATGTGCGCGAAGCAAACTGGGTGTATATACAAAACATCCAAGCGTCTGAGTATTTGCCTGTAGCAAACCCCACGGCGCCAGCAGCATTTGCGTTGAATCCAACCTTAAGCGTTTCTGCGTCTACTGCAGGCTATCCTAATTGGATCGGTTCTACGTACCAGCAATCACAAAGCGTATATTATGTTGGCTGGAATTGCTACGCACCCAACACCACGCAAACATACAATCTGGCATTTGAATATAGCGATGACGGCGTAAACTGGTTCCTTAAAGAACAGTTCCCCGCCATTACAATGACCGATTACCAGTGGCAATATTATAATATTTCTACCACTGAGCCGCATTTATATTGGCGTTTACGCGAGACTGTAGCAACTTCGTTCTCAGTGCGCCAAATTGTTTTCTCTACCAGCCAGCAAGTTATTCCTTTATCGCGTTTGAACCGCGATGATTATTGGAACTTGCCGAACAAGCAGTTCCCCTCGGTTCGTTCGCTGCAATACTGGTTTGACCGTACCATTGAGCCCTCGATGTATTTGTGGCCGGTGCCCAATAACCCGTATCAGATGTTCCAGCTTATTGTGGAAGTACAGATGCAAGATGTTGGTTCGTTGACAAACCAAATTTATGTGCCTGATCGGTGGATAAACTGCATACAAAAACAACTGTCACATTCAATGGCAATGCAGCTTCCCGGCGTTGATATGCCGAGAATCCAATACTTGGAACTGCAGGCCGAAAAGGCGTTCATGCAGGCCAGCGAAGAGGATCGTGACAAGTCGCCAATCTATTTCCAACCCAACTATAGCTACTACACAAGATGAGCGTTGTAATGACCTATGACTCGCTCGTAGCCAATATTATTGACTACATGGAGCGTGATGATGCCGATTTTGTCGCGGCTATTCCGGGCATGATTGCGCTGGCTGAGTCTTCAATTGCGGCTGAGTTACGGTCATATATTCAGCTAATTGTGGTTGAAACCAACTTGGCGCAAAACCAAACCGTTCTGACAAAACCCGCCCGCTGGCGTAAAACGGTCAGCATGAAGGTTAACGGCCAGCCTATGCTGATCCGCAGCCAAGATTATGTTTCGCAATACCTAGCGGAATCTAGCGCAAGCCAGCCTTTGTATTATGCGGAATATGATTTTTCTAATTGGAACTTTGCACCGGCACCTGATACATCATATCCCGTAGAAATTATTTATTACGCCGAAATCCAACCCTTGGATGAACAAAACCAACAAAACCTTTGGACCTCTGTGGCTCCTCAGGCCATGTTGTTTGGTTCGTTGTTGCAGGCCCAAGGTTATTTAAAGGCGCTTGACAAGCTGCCCGTGTGGAAATCTTACTATACAGACGCGATTAATGCCCTGAAGAAAGAAGACGATCTGCGCCGCGTTGACCGAAACACCAGTGTAATGGAACCCCAATAAATGACTACACCAACTTACACCTCGCCGTTTACGGGCACTGTTGTTACTCCAACGGATGTTTCGTATGAACTGCTGACCTTTAGCTCCAATACAACGCTCTATTGGCCTACAACGGTCAATTCGACCCAGACTGTAGCCGCACGTATCATCGACTGTATTGCGACCACTAGCGGCCTTTCTATTGCCCTTCCTGACGCTTCTCAGGGTGCTTTGGGCACGGACATTCTGTTCCGTAACTTGGGTTCACAATCTTTTACCATCACCAACAACACAGGCGGTGCTTCGGTAACCGTTGGCGTTGGTCTGGCTAAGTATTTTTATCTGACAGACAATACTTCGCAGGCGGGCGTTTGGGGCAACGTTACGTTTGGTGCGGGCACTTCTATGGCCGATGCGGCCTCGTTGGCTGGTTCAGGTTTAACCACCTATAATGGCAAACTAATAACCGGCCAAAATGTTGTTGACACAAACGTAGCACCAACACTTACACAAAATAGCAACGCTACGACGTATAATTGGACGAGCGGCGCAGTAACATTTGCGTTGCCAAGCACCCAGAATATTAACGCAGGCTGGTATATTGGATTCCGTAACAGCGGAACGGGCACTCTAACTTTTAGTGCCACAACACCACAAACAATTAACGGCCAGCAATCTATCGTTACCAACCCCGGTGATTCCGGGTTTGTTATGTATGACAGCACAACCAATGGCTACATTACTGTTGGTTGGGCGCCCCCGTCTGTCGTGTCGTTTAATTCTGCGGCGTATGACGTGGACAGCATTGTTGGTAATACTTTAAGTCTTACCGCGTATGCTCCTATTATCCAAACATACATTGCACAATCCGGAACTAGAACACAAACACTAAACGTAATTCTGCCGGCAATTACCCAGCTTTATGTTTTGGTTAATAACACAAACCAGCCTGGTTATAACATTACTTTCCAATGTTATGGTAGCTCTCAAGCTCCCGTGGTAATGCAAGCTGGTGCTATTTTAACAGTTTTGAGTGATGGTACAACACTCTATACGTTATCTGCGTCCACGACAGGCATTTTTTATGCAAATAACGGCAGTTCTGGCGTTCCGTCTTTTTCGTTCTCAAATGACACAGCAACGGGTTTGTATTTGAAGAATACGGGTAATCTTGGTATTACCGCCGGCGGTGTTGAATTAATCGACGTTAATAACAATAACCCTTCTTTACCTGTTGTAACTGTTAACGCTCCGCTTATTGCTCAATCAATTCCCGGTGGGTCCTTTTAATGGCAGATGACGCTAACCTTGCACAGTACAACTCGATTTATACCCTGCAAGTTCAAGCGGGGATAAAACGGGACGGTACAGCTTTTGAGTCTGAAGAGTTTACAGACGGTGTGTGGTGCCGTTTCCAACGTGAACGCGCACGAAAAGTCGGTGGGTATAAAACGATTTTTAATAGCCTGACCGGTATTTATCGTGGCATGATTATTCAGCCTTATAACGGCGTGAATTACATCTTTGCTGGCAACTTTAACGAGTTGGACGTATTTACCACTGGGTCTACCTATTCGTTTGGTAGCGGCCCGTTTAAGGCTCAAATTCTGCCCGGTCAGGTTGGCCTTCAAGTTGTAAACCCAACAACAAACAGCATTCAAATTGCAGGTACTTCGGGTGTTTCGGGTGCGGTTAAATACTTCCCCGTTGGCACTAAGATTATCTTTTCGCAATCGGGTACACCAACAACCTATACAACCACCAGCGTAAGTTATTCTGCACCCTATGTGCAGTTGGGGTTTAGCGGCACCATTCCATCCACGCCAACACAAGCATGGATTCAAAACGCCGCAGTGTTTACCCCAGATCCCGTTGGCGGTCCGTATCGTTTAGATTGGCAGTTTGACTCTATTTTTAGCCCCTCAGGCGGCCAGCTTCAAGTCTTGGCACACCCCGGTTATAACTTAGTTAATATTGACAACGGCGTGCCTTCTCAAGTCTTAGTTGGTAACATTACGCCTTCCACTGGCGGCGAAACTTGGACCTTTACCGGCCTGTCAGACAGCGCCGGCCAGAACCCCACATACCAGCCCATTTCTGTGGACGGCGGTGTTTGCGCCCTCTACCCATTTACGTTTGTATACGGCTCACATGGCTACATTGCTAACAATAACATTAGCACACAAACCACGTCATTAACATATCCCCAGCAGTCTTTATACGACTGGAACGGCCCTCTATCTAATCAGATTAACGTTTCTGCCTCAAAGATTGTTAAGGGAGTGCCTGTTCGGGGCGGTACAAACTCCCCGTCTGGTTTATTTTGGGCTACAGACAGTTTGATTCGGGTTTCATTTACGGCAGCCAACGCGCCAACGTACTGGAACTACGATATTATTACTAGCCAAATCTCCATCATGTCATCCAACGCCATTGTTGAAATGGACGGGGTGTATTTTTGGATGGGCGTCGATAGATTTTATCTGTATAACGGGTCGGTAAAAGTTTTACCAAATGATAAGAACGTTAATTACCTATTTGATAATGTCAATTTTACCGAACGCCAAAAAGTGTGGGCCACAAAAATCCCACGCTATAATGAGATTTGGTTCTTTTATCCGCGTGGTACTGCAACCGAATGCACTGACGCAATTATCTACAACACCAAAGACCAAATTTGGTATGATGCCGGCCAAGCCGTAGGAGCACAACGCTCTTGTGGCTATACGACCGAGTTGTTGCCTACACCAATTTGGGCCGATTGGAATTACTCTCCGCTTTATAGCAATCCACAAACGACAATCGCTACGCCAACGGGGCAATCTGCGCCTGCGGCAAACCAATTCTATTTGGCGGGTAACCAAACATCTTTATTGAGCCCCGGTGATTATATAACGTTGTCAACAGATCCTTCGGCAACCGTTTATCTGATTACAACCAGCGTAAATATTTACAATACAACAATTGGAACTCCCGGAGTTACAAAAGTAACTGTTGCAACTAATTTTCCATCTACGCTACCAACTGGCACCGAAGTTTATCTTATTACTGGTGGCTACAATATTTGGCAGCACGAATTTGGAACAGATTGTGTTGGGTTAACTGGCAGCACGGCTATTTACTCCAGCATTACAACCAGCGATATTAGCTGGATTGGCGGATCGCCCAGCGGCGACGCCGCGCAGGGTATTAATCGACGCATGCATTTGCGCCGGTTTGAGCCAAACTTTTTACAAACCGGCGATATTGCAATGACGGTTTTAGGCCGTAAGTTTGCCGACGATGACATAAAAACAGAAATGTCTGGCCCGTATGTATTTAACGCTGATGCCGGTAAGGTTGACTTACGTGTTGAATACCGCCTGATGCGCTTGAAATTCGAATCAAACGAACTTGGTGGCAACTACGAAATGGGCCGTAACATTATCACCTGCGAATACGGCGATGAACGCCCATGAGCAATAGAATTATCCAGTCCTTTCCGTTTAGTACGGAATATGGCAATTTCGAGGAATGGTCTGGTAATTTTATCATGTGGTATGGCAAAGAAGCCATAGGGCAGGGCGATGACAATAACTGGCAAGAAATTGCCAATCAAATTGTAAATACCCCGTCCTTTGCCGCATACGGACTCAAATCCCCCGAAGAATATGATACGTGGCAAGAATGGGCTAAAGACCTTACTTTGGCAATTAACGGGCCAACTCATTGAATTTTTTGCATTAATATACGTAGAATATTAACTTAATAATTATGGCAGATTCTTCTACTACCGCTACAGATACATCAGGATCTGCCTCATCCGCGGTCCCTGCTAATGCTGACTGGAATGCCTATTTGGCAGCCAATCCAGATGTAAATGCGTATGTGCAGGCCAATCTTGGAGAGTTTGGAGGCAACGCTGCCTTAGGTGCTCAAGAGCACTATCAAATGTACGGCCAAGCAGAAGGCCGTGCGTTACCAACCATCAGTCCAGTCACAACACCCGCAACTGGCGGATTATCTGCAGCAACTACACCTGCAGCAACTACACCTGCAACCACAACTGGCGGTGGTTTGTCAGCAGCAACAACCCCTGCAGCAACAACCCCGGCAGCAACAACTGGCGGCGGTTTGTCAGCAGCAACTACGCCTGCAGCAACTACGCCTGCAGCAACTACGCCTGCAGCAACTACGCCTGCAGCAACTGGCGGTTTAGATGCTTTAGCGGCGACTACACCGGCAACGACAGTTGGCGGTAACGCATCTGCTGCAACGGGTGCTTTGGCAACAACACCTGCTGCAACGACGCCTGCTGCAACCGATACAACTGCCGCACAAACCGATCTGCAAAAACTTGGGTTTTCAAACCTTACATCGGATCAAGCAGCAAATATAGTTTCCCAATATGCAGCTAATGGCGGCGCTGGAAGCATGGCGAATATTGGCGCGCCTATTATTCCTATTTATGGCCACTCCGCTGCAAGTTTGGCGACCAATCCTTTAGGGTTTGGTGATCCAGTAGTAGTGACCGGATACCAAACGCCCGGACAAGATGTTCAGTACGACGCTAACGGAAAAATAACTAGCGCCATAACTGGAGGTTATGTATATACTTTTGATGATTCGGGCGCAGTTACTTCTAAAACAAAAGCCGAAGACAACACGTTTGGTAATTTCTTAAAAAATGCTTCATCGGTCATTGTTCCCGCAGTGACGGCAATTGTTGCTCCATATTTATTGCCTGAGATTACTGCAGTATTGCCTGCAGGAACCAGTGCAGCAACCATCAATGCTGTAAATAATCTTGCAGCAAGCACACTTGCAAATACTGTTACAGGAACTGTAAGCCCATCGTCGCTTATTGCTGGCGGGTTGAATGTTGCCTCTGCCGCAACTGGCGCTACTAGCACGGTGGCTGATGCACTAAGCAACGCCGGATTGGATCCTTCTACCGCCGCTAAAGTGGCTGCCGCCGCAGTAAAAACCGGTTCTAACGTTATTGCTTCCGGCGGAAAAACTCCATCTGGAATGGGGCTTGCATCAAGTGTAATGTCTACATTAGCATCATTGAATTCAGGTAACACCGGAACAAAAACCGCTGATGCAACAGGCAACTTGCCATCTAGCACACAAACCGCTTCCACAGATGCCGGAACAGGTGTAACTGGCCTTTCTAATTCACAGTTAGCGGGTTTGACAAACACGTCATTGACCCCCTCAGGATCGACCGCGGATCAAATCATGAAGGCGTTTAATAACGCCCAAGGAACGGCCTCCGCAAACGCCGGCACTGGAACTCAGTATGCGCTTGCTGGTAACGGCACCGCAACTGATGCGGGATCTCAATACACGCAAGTTTCCAACATTAACGCTGGTAGCCCAAATGCGCAAGCAGCCGCATCGGCCATTAACGCAGCCATTGGGCAAAACGGCGCTCCTTCAGGGGCTAATATTGGAACCATACAACCATTTTTATCAATAGACCCGTCCGATGGTCATGTTGAAAATCAATGGTCGAGCAACGTAACAGTTACTGATGCAAACGGTAATGTTACGGGCTATGACATGATTTATGACCCGATTTCCAAACAAACTTCGTATAATTACAATTATACAGACGAAAATGGAAATACAACAGTTATATCGTCTAAAACTCCCCCAACATACGACGAAACTAACCAACAGTTTGCGAGTTCAAAACCGTTAACGGATGAACAAAAAAATGCTGCACAAGCACAAACTAATCAAAGCATTTTAGACACGATTACTAAAAACAGCCCATCAGCTTCAACCGGCCAAACTGGATCTGAAGGTGCTTTGACTTCGGTTGCTGAGACCAATCAAACTGCGTTGAATAACGCAAATGCCAGTGGCGACCAAGGTTTAATCGACGCAGTAAAATCTGGTAATACCGACGTTATTGCCGCATTGGCAAATAACGACACGGCCAAAGCAAACAGTCTGTTAAAAGGCGCTTCTGGTGTTCCCGGCGGCCTGACTTCTGTTGCGGGCATCGGCGGCGTCTTGGGTGGATCGGGCGCCTCGGGAGTTCCCGGCGCCTCTGGCACCAGCGGCATTTCTGGCGGATCGGGTACTAGCGGCGGATCTGGCACTAGCGGTGGATCGGGTACTTCAGGTACTAGCGGCACTTCAGGTACTAGCGGCACTTCGGGTGAATCCGGTACTTCGGGCACTTCGGGCACTTCGGGCACTTCGGGCACTTCGGGCACTTCGGGCACTTCAGGCACTTCAGGCACTTCAGG